CCGCAGCGCGTCAGGGTTGTCCGTGTGCCACGCTTCGCCCTGGTCGACCAGCCCGGCAGCCAGGTCGTCGGGCAGTTCGACTGTCTCACCCTTGCGGACCAGCAGCCCGGCGGCAGGAATCTCGACAGCTTCGTACGGGCCGTTGTAAGTGAATTGCACTGGCATGTGTGTGCGCCTTTATTCCAGTCGTGCGGACACTTCGATTTCGACGCGCAGCGACGTCGACCATCCCTGTTCCTCGACGCCGGACCGCAGTTCGAATTCGCCCACCCGCGCCCATTGCGTCGACCCGGCTTCGGCGCCCAGCGTCGGGTCGTCGGCCAGCACGCCTTCGACAACCCGGAACAGGTCGAACGTGCGGGCCTCCGCTGTTTCGGCGTCGCCGCCGGAATCGGTTATCTCGATGAACAGATCAAGCGTGAACTGTTCGGCACGCGGCTGGCGGGAACGCCTGATCGCGCCGGGGTCGTGTCGCCCTCGGACGTTGCCGAGATAAATGATTTCGTCTTCGACGCCGGCGCTGGGAAAGCCGTAGGAAACCTGCACCCGTTCGGCGGGCCGGTCGGTCCGCTCGAGGCCGGGCGCCGCTGTCAGCGCTGCGGTCAGGGCAGCCTTGAACGCGACGACACGCGATGCCGTGACCACACCTAGGCCAGTACCAGACGGTGTTCGCGGTAGGCCAGCAGAACGGCATCGACGTCGGGTATCCCGGTCGGGCGGTTCGGCCCGGCGGTCGCCAGCGCCACATTGCCGAATTCATTGGTGACGGCCAGCCGCCGATCCGGCAGCGCGGAACGGTCTTCCAGCATCCGCCAGCGAATCAGCGTTTCGCACGCCTGAATCAAGTCGTACGGCGGGCCGTCGTGGCCGTGGGTGTAGTCGACGCGGACGTTGCCGACGCCGCGCGGGAACGTCCCGCCGCCGATGCGCACGACGTACCCGGACGGGTGCAGTCCCCAGTCGGCCACGTCGGCGGTCGTGCCGTCGATCCAGCCTCGACGGATTTCCCGCGGGTAAAGCTGGGTCAGCGGCACGGCCGGATGCCCGTTGCCGTCGAGGACGTCACGGCGGTAACGCGGCACGTACGCCACGCCGAGGAACCGTTCGATCGTTGTTTCTGCCCAGTTGCGCACGGACGCCAGGCGGGCGGCGGGATGCTTGATCGGGTCGTGCAGATCGGGCAGCGTGCGCAATCTCGCAAGATGCGTGTAGAACCCGCCGACGATTTCGACGTCGGTTCGCAGAACCTGCCCGGCGCCGCGCAGGGTTACCGCCCATTCGAAGTGCAGGGCGTCCAGACGGGCCGTCATCACGGGCGTCAGCGCGACGCTGTACACGCCGGTTTCGTCGTGCGTGGCGACCGTTGACGCGGGCAGCACTTCGGCGCCCGCGTCGTCGGTCACCCGGACCGTGACCGGCGTGGCGGAATCCGACAGCACTTCGCCGTCGTACAGCACGACGGCAGCGTTGTCGGCGGCGCCAGCCAGCACACGGGTCATGTGTTACTTATCCTCGCCGTAGCTGATGCTGCGGGTTTCGACGCTGGCAGGCTCGGGCGGGTTCTCGGGCACGGCAGGCTGCTCGCCTTCGCCGCCGCCTTCTTCGTCATCGCCGCCGCCCTCTTCCATCCCGCCTTCGTCGCCGCCCTCTTCGGCGGGCATCCCGCCGGGTTCGGACTCGACACCCGGTCCGGGCGACTCGACGCCCGTGCCGGGCACGTCGCCGCCCGTGCGGTCCGGGCCTTCCGGATCCTGCGTGCTGGCGAATTCGGAAAAGACATCGCCGTACTGCCGGACGCGGTCCGGCTCAACCTGCCCGGTTCCCGTGTCGGTAATGGCATCGGTGCTGGTCATGGTGAATCCCATTTCTTTGTCTCCCTCTGTAACGCAAGGTTCGAGGTTTCCGACACGCTGCCGGGATACTCCGCGAATTCCTGATGGTGAACGCGGTAATGGGTCGCGCGTTTGTGATGGTCACGGAACCGCAGCTTGCCGATGATGTCAGCGCCCATCAACGCGCCCTGTAGCGTCATGATGCGTTCGTGCACGTCCGTGCGGTACAGGACGTAGCGCACGTCCGCAAGGACTTTCGGTATGCGCAGCCAGATGTATTTCTGCCCTGGCCGCAGGACTTTGATGTCCTCTTTCGGCGGGCCTTCGAAGTCCCAGCCCGGATCGGGTACACCCAGCCGCAGCGGAAACGGCAACGACAACAACCGCGCGTGCGCCAGTTCCGCTTTGACGCCGACAACGAAGTCGGCCTGCATCTGGTCCGGGCTGCGGCCGACGTCCGGGTTCCAACGCTGGAGATAGCGCAACGCGCGTAGCTGGCCGACTTCGGCCGCGTAACGGTCGTCGGAATCGGTCAGCACCCAGACCGGGCGGTCGGCCATGTCTTCCCCAGAGGCTGCGGCGTCAGGTCACCCGTGACCGGAACCGGGCATTCCGGTCACGGGTGATGGACGCTACAGGCCGGTTACCGTCCCGAACGCCGAGGGGCGGTAGACCGCCAGCGCCAGCCGTTCCTCTGCCCTGATGGTCGTGATGTTGCGGGCGAAGTTGTCGGCGTGGCTGTTGGTCGCGTCGACCACGATGCCGCCGCGGCGGAATATCTGCGCGGCGGTATTGAACGCGCCGACCAGTGCCGTGCCTGCGGCCATCCGGGTTGTCTGCACAACCTGCAGGCCCCAGAGATTGTCGGGCGCCTGACCCGTGAACGGACCGCCGCCGAAGTAATTGCCGTTGCCGTCACGCGCCAGCCGGAACGTGGCCCAATCCCCAGGGTTCATCACGATGCCGGTCGGTTCGAGGAACGATCCGATCCGCAGCGCAGTGATCTGTCTGAACACCGCATCCGCGCCCGTGTCCGGGTCGGCGCCGACAGCGACCGCAGCAGCAAGACCCGTCCGGTTCAGCAGCCCGGTCAGGTCGGGTGCCACGCCCGTGCCATTGAGCAACTGATCGTCTTCGGCAATTTCCACAAACAGCCGCAACCTGTTGTCGATGTAGGCCCGGATTTGCGCTGCGTCTTCCAGCATTTCATCCGTGACCGGCAGCAAGGTCGCAATCTTGCGGACGGGTTCGTCAACCTGCGCCAGACCCAGCGCGGACTCTGGCTTCAGTGCGCCTTCGGCAACGGTGTCGGCGGCGTTGGTCGCCACGGTTTCACGGATGTAGCGAATCGTGTTCCCGTCCGTGCCGCCCTGCGGAATCAGCGCGGCGATCGTCGCGGCCTGAAAGTTCAGCAGTTGCTGACCGGGAATCAACGCCGGTTGCGGCGCCCCATCCGCTGTGGTCAGCAACGCTTTGTAATCCGGTTTCTTCAGTTCGACGGCGCCGGATGTCCATTCCTTCGCACGCATCGCGCCGGACGTCACCAGCGACTGGTAGGCGCCGCTGTCAACGAACTGTTCGCCCAGCGTCTTGGACTCGACGGGCCGGGCCTCGACGGCCTTCGCGGCGGCGGCTGCCTCCGGGCCGGCCTCGACGGTGTCGCCCTGACCGACGATGTCCGCGATCTTCGCGCGTTCGCCTGCCAGATGCTTTTCGTCGCTGACGTCTTTCAGCGCCTTTTCAATATCGGGCTTCAGGGCGTTGTATGCCTCGACCTTTTCGGCTGCCGTCATGTCGGCGTCATCGAGGACGGTCTGGGCTTTCAACGCCAGGTCGGTAGCTTTGTCCTGCAGTTTCTTCAGTCGGTTCATGGCAGGTTGCCTTCGCCTATTGTCAGAGGAATAACGGCAAGCCGCGCCTTGAGCAGCGCAACCTGTAGTTCGTCCTCGCCAGGCGCCGGATCGTCGCCGGATGCCTTGACATCGGGGGACTGATCGGGGGACTGATCGGAACGCTGTTCTTTCCCGCCGTCGTCGTCGGCATCCGCATCGGCTTTCGTTTCGCACGATGCGCCGTTCGCAACGGACAGGTCATGGATCATCTGCAGGCGGTCGCTTTTGTTTCCGCGTGATGGCGCCTTCGCCTGATAGTCCTTCGCCGTCAGGATCGCGGCTTCGCGGTTCGCCGGAACGCTGACGAAGGAACCTTCCAGCAGTTCGGCTTTGGTGACACGCGGCACGCCGTCCTGCGACCCGCGGTCGGCCGACATGAACCCGACCGACATGTGACCGATGACGCCCTCTTTGACCAGCGTGCGGATTTCCTGCGCCCGTGGCGTCGAAGCGAACCGGCCGCGCAGCATCAGCTTTCCGTCCTCATAGGCCGGGACGCCGACGCCGATCGGTTCATCGAAACGGTGATAGGCGTGAACCGGCACGGACTTCGGCAGCGGATCGAACGCGCCTGCCTCGATGACTTCGTTGTCACGGTCCAGCGTCGGCGCCGACAGGACCGCTTCGAACGCGCCGTACGGGTCGGCCGTGTCGGTCCACTTGACGTCTGCCAGCGCGAAAGTCTTCGTCGTCGTCATGCCGGTTGTCCTCGCAGTGCACGTAGCCGGTCACGGAATTCGGCAAGGCTGTCGCTGTCGGCCAGCGCCGCCCTGACGGCGTCGCCGTCGCCGTTCAGCCCGCGGGTCAGGTCGGTCGCGCTGACGTCGCCCAGCGTCTTGGCTCGCGACAGACGGCCCATCACGGTCCGTACGGCAGCGGCCGACACGGCCGGTTGCGGTTCCTCTTCCTGGCGCAGCGTCACGGGCGCCATGCCCGTATGGGTGATCGGGTCGAGGCCGACCGCCGCCAGCGATTCGTTCGGGTCGAACCCGGCCCGGATCAACGCGCCCGCCGCTTCGATGCGCTGATCCAGCGGCAGTGCCTCGCCCTCTTCGTCCTCGGGTTCGATCGCGGTCAACGCGCCGTTGCGGTAAAGCTGATCGGCGCCCTCGACCTCGGGCAGATTCTCCAGCCGCCGTACTTCGTTGGGCGTCAGCCAGCCCGCGTTGATCGCGGCCTGATAGCTGTCGACCCTGGTTTCGAACGCGCCGCGCAGGACGTCGTCCATAAGAAATTCTGCGTACACGTCGTCATCGAAGTCGTCGCGCAACTGTGACGCCAGTTCCTCTTCGAACCCTTTCAGGTGTGGCGCCATCGTGTCGCGATACATCGACCTCATCTGTTCAGTGATGTTACTAAATGTTGCGCGGTCCAATATGTGCACAACCGGCGGCGGGACATCGTAGGCGCCGCAGACCTCTTCCCTGTTCAGCTTGCGGCTGTCGATGTATTGGGCCTCTTCGGCCGTGATGGTCAATGTCTCGGGCTTCATGCCCTCTTCGAGAATGACCGTCCTGCCGATGTTGTCGGCACCCGCGTGCGCGTCTTCCCATTGCCTGCGCAGCCGATCGGCGGCAGCGTCCGACAGGTTGCCCTGATGCGTCAACGCGAAGCCCGGCCTGGCGCCGTTGCGCCAGAACGACGATGTTGCGCGGCGGGATGCGTCTTCGTTCTCGAGCGTGCGCCGCAGCGGTTCCAGCGGCGACATTCCGCGATGCATCAGCGTCGGGCTGTAGCTGCGGAAATGCACGACGTCCTCGACCGCGAAACGCACGTCCTGCGCCGGGCCGTACAGATATTCCTTCCGGCCGTTCTCGACGGTTACGACGACCTTGCTGGGATGCATCGGCCACAGTTCGCGAACCTGTCCCGCTGGGTCGCGGGTCTTGACCCACAGCGCTTCGCCGAAGATGTCCAGCGTCGAGGACGTCCACAGCCAGAAGTTGAACGCCGACTGCCGCGGGTTCGGCTGCCGCAGCAACTGCGCCAGCGGATGGTCGCGGACCTCGGCGCGGCCGTCGTCGCCGCGACGGTAGACCTTCAGCGGCAACCGGGCGGTCGCCTTCGCGCGCTTGATGACGACGACGTACACCCACAGCTGACGTTCGTAAATGTGCGCGTAGCTGGCGTTGTATTCGGTCCAGCCCAGCGAACCGGCCGGGAATTCGACATAACGGCCCGGCGAAGAAAACCGGCTGCCCAGGATCGGGTCGGGCCCACCCCAGGCTATAAGGTTTCCGCCGGACAACAGCACCATTACGATTCCTCGCAGCGGGTCAGGGCAACTGGATATAGGCAACATCCGCAGCCAGGATCAACAACTCGCCGTCGACACCCATCCGCGATCCGGCGTCGCCCAGCGCTTCGGCGTCGCGCAGCACGAACGCATTCCTGTCGGCTTCGAACAGCACGCCGGCGAATCCCTGCCCGGCGTGTGTGGTGATAATCGCCTTGCGTCGCAGCCTGCGGCGCAGGACACGGTTCACAACGTCACCAGACCGCGCGCTTCGTAGACCGATGTCGTGTCGGCGACACGGGATGCCGCAATCGACAGGCCGATGACCATGGCGATACAGGCATCGATCTTTCGTTTCGTTCGCGACTTCGACAGCACCCAGCCCTTGTCGGATTCACGTCGCGCGGCCGACAGCACGTGATCGGTAAGGACCGGGTCGCCGGAATGAACGAGCCCGCCCGACACGATCAGCTCGTACGCCTGCTGACAGGCGGGCACCATCCGCGACGGCGTCTGCGGAAACCGCAGCATCGGTATTCCTTCGTCGCCCAGTTCGGCGGCGACCAGTTCGAAATACGCCGGGTCGAACGTGACGGCTTTCAGGCGGTAGCGGTTGTGCTGTTCGCGAATGTGCGCCTTGACCGCGCCGAGGTCGATGCTGTTTCCCTCCGGGCGCCACACCTTCGCCGTGACAGCGAAGCGCCCATCGGGCCGCTGGTGCACGGTCGTGACGGCTGTGCTGTCGTTGAACAGCGCCACGTCGACACCCAGCGTCACGTTCTCTGCGCCATCGGGAATCGACGCATCGCCCTGGCAGTCTTCCCAGGCGCCCGGCGGCAGCCACGATTCCCGGCTGCGTGTCCACTGGTTACAGAAATATCTTCGGAAATCCGCTTCGGGTTTCTTGCTCAACTGGTCAGCGAAGAAATCTTCGCGGACGGTCACGCCGAACGAAGGGTTCGCCGCCTTCCATGTCTCGGGTTTCGTGTAGTCGGCGCCCTCGGCGGCTTCGCG